AGGGAAGCGATATTATTCTTGTTTATGATAATGAACCCCGTAATCGAGAAATCGTCAATCGAATTAGCAAATGTATTACAAGAGGTGAGAGAGTCGTCATCTGGCCAAACGGAATCTTAGAAAAAGACATCAACGATATGGTCCTCTCTGGACTTAATGTTATGGATGTGATAAAATCAAATACATACTCAGGTTTAGAAGCAAAAATTAAGTTTAACAACTGGAAAAAAATATGAGCAACGGAACAAAGGTTGTCAAGAGGAACGGCGGAACAGAACCTCTTGACTTGAATAAACTTCACATCATGGTGGAAGAGGCATGTAAGGACCTTGCAGGAGTCTCTGCTAGTCAGGTTGAGATGAAGTCAGGCATTCAGTTCTACGACGGCATTACAACGGCAGAGATTCAAGAGATTTTGATTCGTGCTGCCTCTGATTTGATTGATCTGGATCATCCAAACTATCAGTTTGTCGCTGCTCGCCTGCTTCTGTTTGCCACTCGTAAGCAGTTGTATGGGCGTATGCACGAAGCACCAACTCTCAAAGACCATGTTGAGCGTTGTGTGGAGAGGGGAGTGTATGATGGTGAAATTCTCAACCTTTACTCTGACGAAGAGTTTGATAAACTTCAGTCGTATATTGATCATAGTCGTGACTATTTGTTCACTTATGCAGGTCTACGTCAAGTCGTTGACAAGTACCTTGTGCAAGATAGAAGCAGTGGCGCACTATATGAAACGCCACAGTTTATGTACCTCTTGATTGCGGCAACGATCTTCTCTAAATATCCACAGGAGACCCGCCTGGATTACGTTAAGAAGTACTATGACGCAATCTCGAAGCACAAGATCAACATTCCCACACCTATCATGGCGGGAGTGCGAACTCCACTTCGACAATATGCTAGCTGTGTCCTTATTGATGCTGATGACACCCTCGATAGTATCTTTACTAGCGATATGGCTATTGGCAGATATGTTGCACAAAGGGCGGGCATCGGTATCAACGCGGGCAGAATCCGTGGCATCAACAGCAAAATCAGAGGCGGTGAGGTTCAGCACACAGGCGTTGTACCATTTCTCAAAAAGTTTGAGTCAACTGTCCGATGCTGCACACAAAATGGCATCAGAGGTGGAAGCGCAACAGTCCACTTCCCCATCTGGCACCAAGAGATCGAAGACATCATCGTCCTGAAGAATAATAAGGGAACTGAAGACAACCGTGTCCGTAAACTAGATTACTCTATTCAGATTTCTAAACTCTTCTATGAGCGTTTTATCAAAAACGAGGATATTTCACTCTTCAGTCCGCACGACGTTCCTGGTTTGTATGATGCTTTTGGCACTGATGGATTTGATGCATTATATGATGTTTATGAATCTGATACATCAGTCCCAAGAAAGACTATCAGTGCTCAAAAACTCTTTTTGGACATCTTGAAGGAGAGAGCAGAGACTGGTCGTCTCTACATCATGAATATTGATCATTGTAACTCCCATTCATCTTTCCTGGATAAAGTTGAGATGAGCAATCTCTGCCAAGAGATTACACTTCCTACTAGACCACTTCAACACATTGATGGCGATGGCGAAATTGCTCTTTGCATTCTTTCTGCTGTTAATATTGGAAAAATTAGGGACCTTGAGGATCTTGAAGTTCTTTGTGATCTTGCTGTTAGGGGTCTTGATGAACTCATTGATTTTCAAGGATATCCCATCAAAGCAGCAGAGATCGCTACTAAGGCGCGACGCTCCCTTGGAATCGGTTATATTGGTCTCGCACACTACCTAGCCAAGCAAGGGTATAACTATGACTCTCAAGACGCCTGGCAGGCAGTTCATGACCTCACTGAGGCATTCCAATATTATCTCATCCAAGCAACTGTAAACCTTGCCAAGGAAAAAGGTGCTTGTGAGTATAGCAGCCGAACTAAGTATGCTAGTGGAATTCTTCCTATTGATACATACAAGAAGGACGTTGACGAAATTGTGCCTAACGAGTTAAAATATGATTGGGAGGGTCTTAGAGAACTGGTCAAACAATACGGAGTTAGGAACTCAACATTGTCCGCACAGATGCCTTCAGAGAGCAGTTCCGTTGTGTCAAATGCCACAAACGGAATCGAACCTCCTAGAGCATACATGTCCGTTAAGAAATCCAAAAAAGGAGTTCTTAAACAGATTGTCCCTCAATATGGATCTCTTAAGAATGCTTACACGCTTCTTTGGGAAATGGAGTCTAATCGTGGTTATATTAATATTGTTTCTGTGATGCAGAAGTTCTTCGACCAAGCAATCAGTGGCAACTGGTCTTATAATCCGACTCATTATCCTAACAATGAGATTCCTATTTCAGTTTGGGCACAAGACCTTTTAACTACATATAAGTACGGTTGGAAGACCAGTTACTATCAAAATACTTATGATATGAAAGACGACGAGGTTGAAGAAACCAGTGGTCAGTCTCTCAATGATTTAATCTCTCAAATAGAAAACGCCGAGGAGGAAGATTGTGAGTCTTGTAAGATTTAAGACAGGGCTAGAGGATAAACCGTCAGTTGAATCCATGACGGTTTTTAACTCTAACGAGGTTGATACTAAGAAACAACCAATGTTTTTTGGACAACCTCTGGGGATTCAGAGATACGATTCTTACAAATATCCAATCTTTGATAAACTTACAACACAACAACTAGGTTACTTTTGGAGACCCGAGGAGGTCTCCCTCCAAAAAGACCGCAGTGACTATCAGTTGCTGCGTCCAGAACAAAAACATATCTTTACCAGCAATCTGAAGTATCAGATCATGCTGGACTCGGTTCAGGGTCGTGGTCCTGGTATGGCATTTGCTCCATACTGTTCCCTTCCTGAACTGGAGGCTTGTATGAAAGTATGGGAATTTATGGAGATGATCCATAGTCGCTCATATACCTACATCATCAAGAACGTTTATTCAGACCCTTCTGAAGTCTTTGATACCATCCTTAAAGAGGATCGCATTATGGAGCGTGCGGTGACCGTTACGCAAGCGTATAACGACTTTATTAATTCAGCACATCAGTATGATAATTCTGCTGAGTGGATGCACGCATTAGAGCAAGTCCCCTACGCAAAAGAGGCAAGATATGAACTCAAGCGCAAGCTCTTCCGAGCAGTTGCAAACGTTAATATTCTTGAAGGTATTCGCTTTTACGTATCCTTTGCTTGCAGTTTTGCTTTTGGCGAACTCAAACTTATGGAAGGAAGCGCAAAGATTATCTCTCTTATCGCAAGAGACGAAAATCAGCATTTAGTTATCACTCAGAATATTCTTAAGAATTGGATGAATGGTGATGACCCAGAGATGAAGCAGATTGCTCAAGAAGAGGAGCAATGGTTGTACAAGGCGTTTGAGAATGCAGTCAATCAAGAAAAGTATTGGGCAGAGTATCTGTTCAAGGATGGTTCTATGATTGGTCTGAATGATAAACTGCTACAACAGTATGTGGAATGGATTGCCAACCGTAGAATGAAAGCAATTGGACTCAAACCACTCTATGACATTGCCGCAAAGAATAATCCACTTCCTTGGACAGAGCACTGGATTTCTTCTAAAGGTCTTCAAGTGGCACCACAAGAAACCGAAGTTGAGTCTTATATCGTCGGAGGAATCAAGCAAGATGTCACAGAAAATTCGTTTACAGGATTCCAATTGTAAGGGAAACTGTAACTGTAACTGCTTAAAACCAGAAGATGCTTTAAAAGCATACCAAGAAGCGGCAGAATCTGATGCACATCTCTTCGGAGATTATGATTATTGTAAAGAATGGATGAATAACATTGAGGGTCTTTGACCCTCTTTTTTTATAAATATCTTCATAAAGGATATTAAAATAGTAACATGAAGTCCCTGTCGCAGTCAGAATACGGAGAACTCAGATCTCTTTATCAGCAAGTTTATGTTTCGCCAGAAGTAGAAATCACCGAAGAACTTATTGATGAAATTTTTGATGAATTGGTAGAAGAACTTGTAGAAGAGGGGTATGCGGAAGAGGAAGCGTATTCACTGGTAGAGGAAGCAACCGATACTTACATTGATGAGGCAAAGGTTACTTTCGGACATGATACGCAAGCAACCAGAAAGTCTGGTGCTCCTGTTGGTGCCAGAAGAAGATATGGTATGAGAAAGGCAGGAGCGGCAGTCAAGGCAGCCAAGGATGCTGTAGACACCGCTAAGAAGAAGGCAGCAGGCGCTGCTGCTGGTGCTGCAATTGCTGGTTCTATCGCTAAGGATGAGGTAAGGAGAGCAGGACGTAAGGCGGCACACAGCGCCTCTAAGGCAGCATCTGCTGTTAAGAGTGCTCCTGGTAAGGCGAAGGAGAAGGCAAAGAGTGGCATTAAGGGATTCATCAAGCGTCAGGCAGAGAAGGTCGTGAATCGCATGAGTGAAGAAGCAATCCAAGAAGACTCACGTCGTATGAGTAATAAGCAAAAAACTGCTAGTGTAAGACAGAACATCAAGGCTTTTGGAAGTAATTTCACTCCACCCAATAACTATGACCCCGATGCTAATCGTGGTAAGGGTGAAGTTCTTACTCGTAAGCAGATTGAGAAGAAGCGTCGTAAATCACTTCGCCAGGAAGAACTGGAAGCAACCGGTCTCTTTACCACAAAAGAGATTGAGGCAATAATGGAAGCAGAAATGAGTGAAGGTTATGACGAACCCAAAATGCACGCTGCTGCTAAGCGTGTAATGCAGACTCAAGGCAGACCAAAAGGTATGGCAGCTAGTGCTCTCCATACTAAGTATTCTATGAGATCAAAGGGCAATATTGCTGGAGAAACTGACGGACCTGGACCAAATGCTCCTAAGAGATCTGGTAGAAAGGGTCGTGGTTCAGAGACCGATAGAGGATCGGGTAATGCTGCCAAACGTAGAATGGAAGGTTGATACAAAACTCACATAATACTCAGGGGGCTTGACAAGTCCCCTTTTTTTGTCTAGACTAGGTTTGTCCCGGTTAAAGATAAATAATAGCTCATTGAGATCTATAAGATGAGCTTGGATATAAATACTAATGTAAGTTATGAGAATCCATGGACGTTTGATAACAAACCTTTTGATAGTAATGATATTAGGGATTACTTCGGGTTTGTTTATCTCATTACCAATAAGTCCAACTCACGACGTTACATTGGTAGAAAGTATTTTTGGTCGTTCAGGAAACCACCAGGTAAAAAAAGAAAAGTAAAACAAGAATCGGATTGGAAGAAGTATTACGGTTCTTGCCCAGAATTAAAAGAGGATTTAAAAAAATACGGTAAAGAGACTTTCAATAGAGAAATTATAAGTCTCCACACCACGAAGGGTAATTGTAATTTTGAGGAAACAAAACAGTTATTCTTAAATAATGTCTTATCTGAGGCACTTGACGACGGCAGTCCAGCGTACTACAATAGCAACATCCTTGGACGCTACATGCGTAAAGATTATGGTAACTTTGGAAGACACCCTGAAACTGACACATGACTGGGCAGTAGATCGTATACATACTCTTTGTGAAATTCCTACCTATGATGTTCTTGATACAATAGAAGATGCACATGCCATTAAGGCTGAATTCTGTGAGTGGTTAGATCCAGAAATTGAAGACCATGAAATCTATTCGCTAGAATACCTAGGAGACACGGATGACTAACGGAGCATCAGACAGTTTTAAGAAACGAATACTTGAAGAATGTAAAAAATTGGCTGAAGATGGTCAGCATATTGAAGCAAGTCACCTTTTTAGAACTTATTTTCCAGAATGTGGGTCAGCACTCCCTGACAGATTTGACATGGTTTGAGTTTAGTGTTACACTACATAAACTTGTGCCGACAGAGATTTTATCTCTATGCGGATGCTGAGTTCAATCTATTTAATGTTTAAGACTATTGCTGCTACAACCCTTCTTACGGCAAGTGCGGCTTGTGCATATCCCGCAATCACTGAGATTTCAAATCCTCCAGTAATTGAGATTGAGGTTGTAACAAAATCTTGGAAATGTCCTGGTTGTAACGAAAACGAAAAGTATGTCCTTGCACAACTCCAAGAAAGAACAAAAATTTCTGATAGAAATGCCCTTGCAGCGATTATGGGTAATATCAAATCAGAAAGCAATTTCCATCCCAACATCTGCGAAGGGGGTGCTAGAGTTCCTTATGATCGTTGCCATCGGGGCGGGTATGGACTCATTCAGTGGACTACTCAGAAACGGTATGATGGTTTAGGCACCTTCTGTAAGAAATATGGTTGCAATCCTAGCAGTATTGAAGGGCAGACTCGTTATATGATAAACGAGTCCCAGTTCCAAAAACTTCTTCCCGAGTTTGAGGGACGTGGATTTACTGTTTCGCAATACATGGTTCCTTCTTATTATTGGTTAGGATGGGGCATCAAAGGATATCGTGAACAATACGCTTATAACTATAGTAAGAAATTAATCTGGGCATGATCAAAAAAGTAATTAAAAAGGGAATCAAAAAACTCAAAAACGTTTTCATTCCTAGGAGCGAGTTCATTGAAGAAACTCCTAAAAAAACTCAAAAGAAACAATCAACTTATACAGGAGTTGTTGCCCCTGTTGTTACTCCTCTTGATTCTTGGTTTTCTAAGCCTGTAAAGAGTCAAAAGGTGGTTGCCTATGAAAAGCACGTTGCTCAAAAAATTGAGAAGCAACGAATTGTGGAAGCAGCACAACCGAAGAAAGAACCTGAAAATATTCATCAACAGATGTATGAACGTGCTTCTAAGTATTGGGGAACGTGGAAAGAAGAACTCCCTGGTGGTTCTGAAAACTTCCAATCTGGTCCTGGTGCTTGGAACTCTGGTACTGGTATGGGGCAGTTCAAATGACAGAAGATTGGAGATACTCTGACGATAGAATGAAACTTCGTGAGCAAGTTCTCAATCTACTTTTAACACGATTTGGTGGTTTGCTAGACGAAAATGGTGAACCTCAGTATACAAATCAGTCGATGTATGAGTGTGCCCATGATTGGGTATCTCAAGGAAATGTGGGTACTAGCGGATTGGTTAAATACTACAAAGCGTATTACACATCATGAAAAATGCTATTATTTCTGGAA